GGGGGGGGAGCAAAAAAAAAAGTTGTGAAAATGAAAAAAAAACTTTTTAGAAAAGTTTACACAAAAGACTAAATTTAAATTATTAGTTTTAATAATATATTAACCATTGTAATATATTTTAATTTTTATATTAGAATAGCATGGGGGGTAACTTCTAAAATCCTTAACCATCTTTAATTTTATGATGTTTTCTTTATTTAATATCTCAGTAGATAAAATTATAATGTCACATCTAATAGTTTCTTAATAAAATCTTTTATAAGATATCAATAAATATTAAATAATTAAGTTTAAAAATTTAAAAATATTTTATTTATAATTAATAAATGACTGAACGTTTACCACAACATTCTGAATCAAATAATAGACAAGTAATTAATATGGATTTTTTAGATCGCGAAGCTAATTTATATCATTCATCAAAAGAGGTTTTAAAATCTCATTCTGATACAATAGATAAAACAATTAAAGATAATACTAAAACAGAAGTAGAAGCAGTACAAACTGCTATTAAAATATTAAATGAAAAAGTTGAAAAAATAATGGAAACCGATTTTGTAAAAGATAAACAAAAACAAATAGAATCATCCCAAAAACAAATGTCGGAATCTATCAAAAAAGCGTCTGATGCATTTTTTAAAGTAAAAACATATATATTAGAAAAGGACGGTCTTACAGAAGACCAAAAACAACAATATATTAAAAAATTATACGAAAAATTAATGGACAAATTTATGACCAAAGAAGAAAAAATGTTTTTTGAAAAACTTATATCTGGTGGTGGTGGATTAATAGTTATGAATGGAGGAGATATAAAAATGAAAGGAAATGGATTAAAACAATTGGGATTTTAATATATTTCAAATAATTCATGAATAGATTCTTCTTCAATATGTTCGTCATTACGCATTCTAGCTGCTAAAAAATGTATTAATGTATCTATTTGATGTGTTATTCTATGTTGTTGTATAGAATTATCTTCTTTAGGAATAAGGTCCATTCTACATACAGGACAATTAGGTTTTTCTTTTAACCAATTTTTAATATTATTTTCATTAAATATATGATTACATGGTAATTCTATTATTGAATCCCCTTCTTTAAATGGTTCTAAACTTATAGGACATTCTTTGACTCTATAAGAAGAATCAAATAATTTATGTGAACATTTTTTTAGAATATTATTTTTTTCATTATAATCATTATTAATATTTGTATTAAATAGTGTAAATGGGTCTTCATGCATTTTAATATAATAATTATATTAAATTATTTTTAAATATATTTAAAAATTGAAGAAAATATATTTAAAAACATAACACTATAATTATCATTATGAATAAAGTATTATATTTATTATTCCTAGGTTTATTAAATAAAAATGTGTTGTGTGATGATTATAATTATTTTAATGATGATTATATAGATAATACTAATATACATATAAATGTCTTTAATACATATAATGATTGTATAACTAATAATAAAAGTCTTTATAATGTAAAACTATCATTTGAATTTATATGCGAGTGTATAAGTGAAACCAAATGTTTTAATAATTTATTAAATTCTAGTAAATTTAATAAATTATATTTTGAATATAATTATTCAAATATTTATTTATATAAATTAAATTATACAGTCCAATGTCAAAAATATGAAAATTATTATATATTTCATAATATAGAAATTTATACATTTTGTTCTACTATAGCTATAGTTTATGTATTTATTATATTATTAATATTAATATGTATTATATCTTTTATTAATTATAAATATCAAAATAAAAATAATATACCACCTAAATATGACTCTATTAAAATTAAAATTAGAAATAATGTATCACCTAAATATGATGCCATTAATTAAAATATAATATTATAATATGACTAATATAATAAAAAAAATTATACAAATCCAAAAAGAAGAAAAACGCATTTTAAAGAAAGTATTAGATATTTTTTTTTTAAAAGAATTTGATAAAAAAGACCAAAAATTATTAGAAAAAATTATAATTAGTTTTTTTGATATTAATAAACGGTTTGAATCTATTAAAATTAAACAATTAACATTAAAAAAAGAAGAACAAATAAATAATACATTAAATAAATATTCTAATAGTATAAAAAAACTTGAAATAAAAGTTAATTCTCTATAAAAAATTACTTTTATTTAAAGAAAAAATATATTAGTTTTGTATATGAGTGAAGTATTTTATAACGCTAAAAATTTAACAATAAGTAATGGTTTTGTTAAAAATCCAGATCGATATTATTTAGAAGAATATTTTAAACGACGTCCAGCAGAAAATATTCAAATAGCTACTTCTGAGGATGCTGCCAATACACTTATTCATAATGTTTCTAATAAAGATTTTGAGATATTAGGAACAAATGCCACAAAAGATGATGTTACATTTTCATCGGTTGAAGCAGGAATACAATTGCAGACTGATGGTACTACAAGTGCTGATCAAGTAATAGTATTACCCCATCTTGATCTTAATCAAACCGCATGGACCGGAATAAAATGGGGTACTGAAAATCAGGTTGAATGGCAATGTGCTATAAGGACTGGTTCTAGTATAGCCGATACAAGTTTTTGGGCTGGTTTAAAATTAACAGAAGTTCCCACATATGCAACTGATGCGGACCAAGCATATTTCTTATATTCTAGTAATGATGTTCAAGGAGCGTTATCAACAAAAGCAAATCTTCATTTTGTTTATAGTGTAGGAGGAACTGATTATATTACTGATTTAGGAGTTGTTGTTGCTATAAGTACAATTTATAAACTAAGAATAGTTATTGATAATCACCGTCAAGTGGCAATATATGTTAATGGAGTTCAATATGGTTTAGTAACTACATCATCTGCTGGAGGAGCAACTCAATCAACAACTTCTACATTATCAAATCCTTTAACAAATGATATTGATTTAATTCCATATATAGGAGTTCAAGGATTAACAAGTACAGCCAAACAGATTACATTATGTTATGAAAAGATTAGTAGAGTATTATTCGAATAAACTAAACTTTTTAGAAAAAAAAACTTTTTAGAAAAAGTTTAGATCAAAAACATTTACACCTTTGAACATTTAAAATTGATTTAAAGTTTATTTACATTTATTTAATAAATGTCATTCTACACACATTCAGGTAAAAAAATTTATAATCTAGAAGCGTATGCTAAAACTGGAGCACCAATGTATAAAACAAAATATAGAGAAAGTCAAAATATAAATGAAAAAACTTATATTTATAAATTAGATCTAACAAATGATAAAATATATATAGGAAAAACTAACAATATTGAAAGAAGAATGAATGAACATTTTAGTGGTAATGGATCAAAAGTAACTAAAAAATTTAAACCCATTGAAGGTAGAGTTATAGATAGTTGTAATGGTTATTTTTCAAGTAAATTAGAACAAAAGAAAACAGAAAAATATATGAATAAATATGGTTATGATAATGTTAGGGGTGGTTCATACACAAATTCTAAAACATTAAAATATAATAATTTTAATTCTAAAAAATGTAAACGTTGTGGTAATATAGGACATTATATGTCATATTGTTATGCCTCATACCATATTAAAGGTTATAAATTATGATTACTAATATTTTTTATAAATATTTTTATAAAATTTTTTCAAAAGTTTAAAATTGATTTTTTTATATTTTTAAAACATTAAATAAAAAATGTTGTTTTACATAGAAGGAAATATTGGAACTGGAAAAACTACTTTTATTAATCTTTTAACATCCTATTTATATAGATTTCATGATATTAATCATGACGCTCAAGTAACATTAGAACCAGTAGATGAATGGATGGAGACGGAAGATAGTGATGGACAGAATATTTTACAAAAATTCTATGGAGATCAAGAAAAATGGTCGTTTGCGTTTCAAATGAATAGTTTTATTAGTAGAGTTAAAAAAATTCAAGATGATTATTTTTCACCATCTAAAGATGATATGAAAAAACTATTATTTGTGGAACGGTCTATTTATACTGATCGTCATTGTTTTTCTAAATTATGTTATGAGAGTGGTAAAATGACTAAATTAGAATATGATATTTATTGTAAATGGAATGATTGGCTTTCGCAACAATTTAATGTTAAACCTGATGTATATATTTATTTACGATGTGAACCATCTATTAATGATATTCGTATTAAAGAAAGATCAAGGACAAGCGAAGAGAATATTCCCATTGAATATTTAAAAGCCTTACATGAAAAACATGATGAATGGATGAATTTTGAAAAAGATCACGGTGTTCCAGTTTATGTAATAGATGCTACACAAAATTTTAAAGATCCAGTAGTAATGAATAAAATATTTGAAGAATTATTTGAATTTTTGAAAGATTTTGTAACTAAAAAATAATATAATTATGTTATCTATAGTATCATTAATTTGTATATGATTTCTTTTTTGTTTTTTTATGATTTTTGTATTCATTTTTTATAGAATTAGCATAAGATATACCATTATTATTAGAACCAATAATAATGACTTTGATAGGTAAATTTTTAATATATTTATTTGATGTAGAAATAAATTTTAGAAATGTTTCAGATTCTTTATTGAAAAATCCTATATTTTTTTGTTTACCAAATTTATCTACATATTTATTAAATATATCTATAGTATTATTATTAAATATTTTAAAGTGTTCTTTTGGTAATTTTAATATATTAGGTATTTCATTTGTAGGCAATGATACAATATTATTATTTTTAAATTGTTTGTAATCTTTCCAAAAATTTAAATATTTATCTGGATGACAATAATTTATTGAAATAACTCCAGCATAACGACCATCAATTCTTCCTATTAGAATTTTTAAATCTTTGATATTAAATTTTAAATGAAGTTTATAAAATTTAAGATTTTTTACAAAACCAGAATAAATCAGTTTATTCTGAAATTTTGAAAAATGTGTATTTATTTTATTAAGACCATTATTCCAAAGTTTCCAATTCCAATTATTATTTGGTATTAATGAAAATTTTTTTAGAGTTAAAAACGAATTAAATTCTTCTTGAGACGATATTTCTAAAAATCTAAATAATTGGAAAGATTGATTAAAAGATATTTTATGTGTTTTTTTACCAAATAAGAAGTTCCAATTTTTATTTTTATTAAAAATTTTTAAATATTCTTTACTACGAACACTTTTTGTTTTTTTTTTAAATAATTTAACAATTTTTAACCATTCATTATATGAAATTAATGGTACTACATCTTGATATACATAATTGCATTTTTCTTTTTGAAATATAGATTTAGTTACATCAACAAATAAATTATGATTTAATAAATGATATCTACCATCATTGTCTCTTATAATAGTTATAAATTTATCAGAATATGGCCATTTTGTTTCATAACTAGATAGCATATAACAACTATTTTTAGGTATTTCTAAATTATTTTCTTTTTGGTATAATCCTTCTGAATATGAAGTTAAATTATTAGTATTTAAGTATAAAACATTTGGTATAGATATATCAACCATTAAAATAACTAAATAAAATAAAATAATTATATTAAAATAATAAATTATTTATCTAAATATATTTCTATTATTTCAATGGATGTGATTTTATTCATGAAAATATGCTTGTATAGTCTCTATATTTTTTATTTAGAAATTTATTTACAAATATAAAAATATAGTTAAATAGTAATGTTTCCTAAATTTTATAATTATAAATTAGATAATGGGATACAAGTTGTATTAATACCGATACCTAATACTAAGAATATAGCTACAAGTTTAACATTTGATATAGGATATTTGGAAGAAACTAAAAAAGAGGATGGATTGGCACATTTAACAGAACATATAATTAGTAGATTTATAACAAATTATACTAAAGTTAAAGAGATAAAATCTAAAGGACATTATGTTTATACTAATGCACATACTAGTCATTTTAAAACAGCTTATCATATTTATAGTTTAAAAAAAAATTTAACCGATATATTAGATAGTTATTTAACATTATATAATTTTAATAGAACAGATCGTAATTTATTTTATAAAGAAATGGGGTCTGTAATAGTTGAATTAAAACAAATTATATCTAATAAAGATAAATATGTGTTTTATAAAAATATGCCAGAATTAGTATTTGGTAAAAATGGTAAAATGGTTAACGATCCGGTTAGTGAAATAAAAAATTTAATTAAATTGGGAGAATGTGATTTAATAAATTTTGTAAGAAAATATTATGTTCCTACTAATTCTATTATTACTATAGCTGGTGATTTTAAAAAAAACGATATTATAAAATATATTAAATTAAAATTTAATAAGGTAGAAAGTGGAAAGAAAAGACCTAAAAGAATTATCAAAATACCGAAATCTTTTAATCCAAAGTATAATTTTGAAGTATCATCATCTAGTAAATTGAATAATTTATATTTAAATTTTATATTTCCATCTAATAAAAATAATAAAAGTTTAGCTATACTTCATATTCTTAAAAAAATATTAGTAGAATTAAATGATTCTAGTATATTATTTGATAGATTAAGATCTAAATTAGGAATAGTATATTCGCCTAATATAAAAAAATATATTAATATTCATTATGGTATTCTAAGTATACATTATAATATAGAAGAAAAAAATTATGAAAAAGGATTTGAAGAGTTAATAAATATATTGAATGAACTAAAAAAAGATAAAATAGAAAAAAATTTATTTGATCTTGCTAAAAATAAAATAATGTATGAAATAAGTTTAGCTCAAAATGATAAAACACCAAAAGAATTTTTATATTTAACAAATACTATATTATCAAATAATGAATTACTTAATCCATTAGATTTTTATAATAAATATACTAAACATATTACTTTAAATGATATAAGAAAATGGTGTAGAGCTATATTTGTAAAAAATAATAGTTATTTATGTATAGTTGGTCCAGAAGATAAATTTAAAAATTTTTCTATAAAACATATGAAAATGCTAAATTAATATTTTTTAGGGGTTGTAGACATATATTCATTAGTAATAGTTTCACCTGTTTTATGTAGAATTGAATTTTTTAAAAATGGTACTAAATTGACTAAAAATATAGAAAATTCATGTCCCCAATATCCATAATAATTACCATTTACATTACCTATCATTTTCATTATATTTTTAACAAATATATCTACTTTAACATTAAAAATAGTATTTTTAAGATATTTAGTATTTTCTGTTAAAACTGCTCCAGGCATAATATTCAAAATATCTAATTTATAGTTATATTTTTCATATTCTTTCATTAATGAATTACTTTGATAATATCCAAAAGCATTGGAAGCTTCATACACTGATAAGTATGGTAAACTTACGGCATTATCTAATATTTCACCAAATCCATATGTTGGAAATATACATTGAGCTGTTATATTTAATATAGCATTATGTTCTTTTCGTTTTATGAATTGTGGTATAACTAATCTAGTTAATTGTGATTGGACTATAGTTCCTACAATTATTGTATCATTAATGAGTTTATTAGGCATTTTATGATATGGTTTCCACGCTGATCTATGAGCAACATTATTTATTAATATAGAAACATTTATAGAATTTATTGTTTCTTTTATATCATTAAAAAATGATGTTTCATAAGCTTTTCTAAAATCTTTTTCTATAAATATAATATTTATAGATGGATATTGTGTCTTCAATTCATTAAGAACTTTATTTGTTCTTATAGAACCAATTAAGAATAAATTAAAGCCTAGACTAGCAAATTCCTTAGCAAAATGATAACCTTGACCACTTGAAGCACCAGTAATTATAACATAACTATTATAACCGTATCTTTTTAGTAAATCTTTTTTTTTCATAATAAAATGTCTATATATGAATCTACAAAAATAATAAAATAGTAATAATAGTTGATAAATTACTAATAAATAAATTAAAATTTTTAACATTATTATTATTATATAAAAAAATATTATTAATTGTGCTTTTTCTATAAAACATATGAACCGACTATTTTAATTTATTAATATTATATTATATGAATATTATAAAAATTTTAAATAAATATTATTTTCTTTTATTAGCATTTATAGTTTATATATTTGATACTATTTATTTTAAAAAAAAAGGAAAATGGTTTTTTAGTTTAGATGACACTGCACCTACAGATACAGAACTAAATAAATGGATTAGAGATAAATCAACACATTATGTCATATTAAAAGTAGTGTTCGTTTCTTTTCTTTATTTTGGTCTTTCTAAAAATATTAATTAATTAAGTGCTTTTTCTATACCATATCCAATACCAAATGCTAGTGTAGTTGATATAATTCCATTTATAGTTAGTATAAAACATCCCATTAGTTTAGATTGTTTAGTAATAACAGCTTGTGTATATCCAAGAACACTTATAGTTAATAATGTAATAAAACAATCAATTATAAAAATGGTATTATAGTTATTATATCTACACCAATGACTAATAATATAAATAATTAATGGTATAAATCCGAATATAAGGAATGACCCAAATGTAATAAGAGCTTCTTTTTTCATCTCTGATTTATAATTTTTATCTGGTATTTCTAATCCTAATTCCATTGAAACCATAGATTTAATAAAAAATGGTTTGTATTTAGGTTTTGAGATAAGAACATCAACTATCTTTTTAGAATCAGGCTCTTCTATTCCTTCATTTGTATATAGTTCAATCATTTCTTCTATTTCATACTTATTATTTGTCTCGAATTCATGAGATTCTTTTTCGGCCTCAGATAAAATATAATTTGTTTCAAAAAAACTACTAATATAATCACCAAAACCCATAGAAAATCCATCAGCTATAAGATTAGCAAATCCCATAGCAATAATATATTTTATATTTAGTTCAGCTCCAAAACAAGCTGCAATAATAGAAAAAGTTGTTATAATTCCATCAATACCACCATATATTATATTTTTAATATACTTAGCACTACTTTTAGCATGGTGACTCTCTAAATGTGTATTGATATCCATATTAAAGAATCTTTATTATTTTTTCTTTAAACCATAATTTGTTAATTAAATAATAAATATTTAAAATAATTTGTTAATAAAAAAGTTTTCTAAAACTATTAGATTTGAAATGATATACTAAAAAACAAGATAATCCTAATATAACATCTATTAATAAAAATAACCATGCATTATTATTCATTGTTTTATTATTCACTAGTGAGAATAAACTAAATAATATGTAAATTATACCATGAATAGGACGAAGATCATTCCACCATATTTTTCCACCAAATACTTCTCTTCCGGTTTTACGTGTATTAGTAAAATATATATATAAAAATCCAAATGCTGGAAATAATAAAATTAACCCCATTATTTTTAAATATTTACTATTATTTTTTAATTTATATGATATATAAATTAGAACAGATCTAATAACTATACATAAAAATAAAAATAAACTAAATCTTTTTTGTATTGGATTCATATATTTAAGATATATTTTTTTCTAAAAAGGATATTTATCTACTACATATTCATATGCCTTTGCTCTATCTTTATAATTATCTAACAGAATACCTGAGATATCAATAATAATATCATAAACATTTTGTTCTGGAAATACAAATTCCAAAATACTAACCATATCTTTTAGTTGATGTTTTTCAATAAAACACATCATCTTCATATTATCATTATATGATAACCATAGTTCTTCTCGCATATCTGGATATCTTACAACTAGTTTCCCATCACCATCACCATTAGCATTAGCGTTAGCATTTTCTGTAGAAACAACACCATTAGAAGAAGAAGTTTCAGTTTCTAATGTAAATAAATCTTTAATAAATGCGTATGTATCTTCATTAGATTTAATTAAATCTTTAGTAGTAGAATTATAACTATGCGCCCAACTTTTAAAGAATTTATTGACTGGTCCACCTTTACATTCTGTCGATGATTCTAATTTAACAAGTTTTGATAATTCTTTATAAAGTCCATTAATATCAAGTTGGTTAAAATAATGTGTTCTACCATCTTTACATAATTTGTAATAATATGTGTGCATTCTTTTAGATATAATAAATTTTATAGTATTCATTTGATATTCATTTAATGTAATATTTCCATGTACCTTCATAACTTCCAATATTTTTTTTAATTTAAGTGAAGAATCACTTTTCTTATGTTTTCTAGAAATCATAGATTCATCAATATTAGGATAACTTTCTAACAAACATTTAGCAACATGTTTAATAAGTTTATGATCACACGGGTCTCCTTTTTCTTGTTTAATTAGCATTTTAACAATTGAAATGATTACTATTTTTTGCCATTGCCATATAATAGTTAAATCTTTTGAGATTTCTGTAGTTTTAATTTCTAATTGTTTCTTTTCTTCATCATTTATTTTATCTAGTTGTTTAGTAATAATATATTTTCCAAGAAGTTTAGTAATACCAATAAGAGTATTCTTTTTAAAATTAGGTTCAGCTACACTCCACATACAATATGGGAACATATCAATAAGATTTTGTAGGATCCAAAAGTCTTTTATTTCAAACGCATCAATACCAGGTACTTTTGTAGGATAATGACTAAGAACTTTCCAAATATTTGTAATAGGTGTAGTTCCTGAGGCACACATTGTAAAGATATATCCAACAAGATTTCTCATTGCCAAAACAGTGAAATCGGATTCATCAGTTGGAATACATGAAAATTTTACTTTAATACTTTGTGCTAAAGAAATAAACATTGCTATAAGGAAATATGTTAATGATTGAGAACCTGGATTTATACTTCTATCACGATTCATAGTTGCTTCACATATCATTCTTCTAAGAAGAATTCTAAATTTAGCAACATCTGCGTTATTAACTTCATCAAACCATTTAAAATGTCTTGGATCTTTAATTTTTGTAAAAATATCTAGATTAGCAATTGGAACAGAAGATACATGTTCTGATTCACCGCATAAAATTGCTACAGAGGCAGGTCCAGCTAACTCATGTAGTATTTTAGATGAATGTGTTCCTAAAGCCGAAACAGTTATTCCATCTAACTCATTACATGTTCCATGAAGTTCCATAATATTTTGTTGTGGTCCTTTATACGTTCCATTTGCTACACCATTAAGCATTTCAATTAGTTGTTCGTTTACAATAAGTTGTCCAATAACGAAACTGTCAATATCTTCTAAATATTCACAAATATCTTCATATGTCATACTATTTACAAGCGATGTATTTTTATGAATATCTTGTTCTCTCATAGCACTTTGAAGCGATTTAGCAGCTGCTTTAGTTGAGGCTCCACCATCAGCAGTAATACCTAGAATAATTTGTGTTAAACTTTTAAGAACACTACAAGCCCGTGTTTTTTTAATTGTGCTTTTTATACTATCTAACTCTTTTTTAACATTAGGATCATCTTGTGTTTTAATAAGTTTAACAATCTTTGCTTTTAGTTCTTTGTTATTTTCAGATTGTTTAGATGAAATGATAGTAAGACAATTATTTTTAAAGGCATTAAATTTAGTAGATTCTTGAAGTATTACCATTTGGACGAATAACTCAATAATATCATTTTGATTATCTACAAAATCTTTAAACGACATTTTATTAATAATATCTGTTGCATCCTCCATAGATATACTATTATCTTTAAAATACATTTTATCTAGTTTTATTGGATATGGAACAATCGGTTCAGTTACAATAACATCAAAATCATCCTGTTCAAAAATATCTCCAAATTTATAAATTTTTTCATGATACCAACGCACACCACGAATCCAATAATATGTATTTGATTTATTACATTTTGCTAATACAATAGAACAATGATTAGCATATTTTGTACATGATAAGTTGAGATTTTCTAATTTTTCTATAATATTTTCAGTATCAAATTCTGTATGGATAATCATTAAACATGTAATTTTTCCATTTGGATTAATCAATTTGGCACAATCTTCAGAAAATGAATCACTTTCTTTTATATGTAGAATATTTAAACAAGATAATTTATTTTCAAAATTAGAAATAGCTATTGTGGCTGGTTCAATTAATGCATTATGTGTACCTTTACTAGATTCACCATATAAACTTGGATTAAATCGTGTTTTAGATCCAATATTTTCTGTATTACCAAGATAATCTAACGTTAATGATTCAGGTATATCTAATATAATTGATGGATCATTAGTATATTGAATTACCTCAATATTTTGCGTATCACTATTTTCTACAATATCATAGTCTGTATCTTCAGAACTATTATCATTAGCATTATCATTAGAGTTATCATTAGAATTACCATTAGCTTCAGTTTCTGCTGTTTCTACTTCATGTGATCCAGAAAAACATCTTTTAGGAAGATCACATGAAATTCTATTTGTCGTATTATATTTATTTTGAATTGGAACAGTAGTATAAGGAACAACTTTTAATTCATTATTGTCTAAATGTTTTACTGTAGCGCAAGCAATGGTTGTACTATTTCCAAGAATAGCAAGTGTTTGTTGAACTGGAATAACACCTATAGTATTTGAAAATGGATCATAATAACACATACATGGTTTTTGGTGTTTAAATGTATCATTCATTAATTCAGTATGATTATATCCAATTCCACCTAAGATAAAATCTTTATTTACTGTTCTTTGTCCTACTATAATATTAATTTTAACACTTTGCATAAAATATGAATTATGGTGTTTATCCCCAGAATGAATTAAACCATGACTACTTTTACCTGAAAAATTACATGATGATCCAGTTTCATCCCATGAAACAAAATCTAAATACTGGTTTCCATTTTTAAATGTTAGCATAAAGAATGTTGATGAATTAGATATAATTTTAGATTTATCAACTATATCAATATTAAATGTATCTATTTGTTCTTTAGTAAATCCTAAAACACTAACTAAATTAGGAAAATCTTTAACAGCATCAATACCTTTTTTTAGTCTAAGTGCGGAATCAGTAGAACTAATATTATTTTCAAAATAAGTATCATCTGGTTTCTCAAATGTATAGAAAGTTCCTTCAAGTTTTACAATAAGTTTATTATCATTTGTTGGATGTCCAACAGATCCACCAATAGTTTTAAGATATTCAATAATTAATGTATGATTCGTTAAATGAGGCAAACATATATAGTTATTTCCTAATTTAGAAATAAGTTCTTTAATTTGTGTTTGATTTGAAACAACTACAGGAATAGTCATTATAGTTAATAAAACAAAGATAATTAATTTTTAAATCAATTTTTATATTTATATATATTAATGAAAAGATATGGAAGTAGAGCTGAAGTATGGCACGAAAATGCTAAAATGACTACAGGAAGACTATCAAAAAAAGATTTATTTAAAAATAAACAAGGACGAATAGTAAGTAGAAAAAAAATAAGACATATGAAAGATCCAAAAAAAAATCCTCTTTTAAAACTAGGTTACCAACGTAAAAAGGGATCAAAATCGTTTGGACCTAATAATATAGATGAAAAGAAGAATAATTCTAAAAAGAAAAATAAATCATTTGTAAACAAATTTTCAAATATAATTAAAAAAATTATTTCATGAAATTTATTTATGTGTTTATATTATAAATGGGAAAAAATTTAAATATGAATTATGTGAATTGTGCGTTATTAGTTGTAGTATTAGTATTAGTTATATTTTATTCTAAAAAAGAAAATTTTGAAGGATCCCGCTTTGACAAGAAAAAGTGCCGAGAATCGATCAAGAATGCCTATAATAATCTCCACGAGGTTGGCGGTCAAACTAGTGAAAATGAATGTGGAAACTGGGGAATTGTACCAGAAGACCCAAAGCAGAACTGGAGCATGTACAAAGGCCCTAAAAAAGCTTGCTACAAAAGTGCGGGAAGGAAAGGCATGCGCGAACCCATTGAAATATGTAAAAAATGGCTCACAGGGAATGATGATGAATTAAAGTGGCATCTGAATGAAGACAACCTTACAAATTGCCGAGACTCGATCAATGATGCCTATACTTCTGGCAAACCTAGTGCAAAAGAATGTGGGAATTGGGGCGAGTTTCCAGGAGAGGAATGGCGTACATTAGAGGATCAGATACAATGGTCTGATCCAAGCGAAAACCCTCCCCGTAGCTGCTACAAAGGACCCGGAAACACAAACCCCATTAATAAATGTAAAAAATGGCTCACAGGGGAGGTTCCTAGCAGGTACCCGCAATTCCCCGCGGAAGAAATCATGGCAGAAAGAGCGAATGAGGTAGAAGAGAAACAAAATCTCTCAGAAATACGTAGACCCGTCCTTCTTCCCCCCGGCCATTTAAATGACTCATTTTTAAAATGCTATAACGACGATGATTGCGGCGGTCTGAGAGCCAACTTTAAGACGCTTCCCCCCACCAACTTAGCAAAACATCTATTATCAAATATTTTTAGAGTAAAGATGCCAAAGACACTGCAGACTCAACTAGATATGAGCAAAGATTGTGCTGATGAGAACAAAAATTGCGAAAAATGGGCGGAGGAAGGAGAATGCCAAAAGAACCCCGCCTACATGTCTTCATCCTGCCGGAGGTCGTGCAAAACGTGCGAAGATGAGATTACTCAAGATTATGGTTATCTTAAATACTGAAGATACAGAAGACGAATGAAGAAAAAAAATTTAAGTAAGAGGATGAAGCAACTGTCGAAACGTCAAAGTCGGAGTCTAAGTCGGAATCGAAAAGGGAGAGGTGTACGTTTCGTTTGAAGTTAATTTAATTTAATTTTATAATTATAAATTTAAATTTATTTATTTATATTATAAATTAGTAACTAAATTTATTAGTTAATTAAGTAAATACCTAATATAACTAATAGAATTCCTATCACTTTTACAAATGTTAATTTCTCTTTAAAAAAGAGATAGGCTAATAATATTATAAATATATTACTTAATCCATTTAATATAGGTATTATCATACTAACATTATTATTTTTAAGTAGTGTAAAATATGATAATTGAGAAATAATACCAATAATTGTTAAACTTAGAACATAATATTTATATTTATTAGGTAATTTCTTTATATTATTAATAAAAGATATTGCTTTGGGTCTATTAAATAACCAAATATATCCCATAAATGATAAAATAAAAACATCCCATACTAAATGTGATATTACTATAATTTCTATTTTAGAAAGATAATTTGTTAAATCTTTAATTAAAAAAAAAGGCAAAGACCAACATATTGAAACTATTAAAATTAAAAATATACTAATCATTATAATAATAATTTAAAATATTTTGTAATTAATTTTTTCAATTGTGATATTTCATCTTTTTTATGAAAAGTACTAAGTTTACAAATTTTTTCAATCATATGTTTATCTAATTTATATTTGTCAATAATGTGTATTAGATCTTTATTATTATTTTTAATACAACTATAAATATAATCACAATTATAAATATAATTATTAGAAATACCTAAATTATTAATAGTATTTACTAATTTGATATTTAAGTATTCAAATGATATTTTATTTATCATTGTAGAGTAATTTAGATTATTAAATTTATTATATGTTTTTTTTGTTAAATTATTTATTAAAAAGGATGGACTATTAAATTTTAAATAGTTATTATAATTATTTAAATAAAATTGTTGATTTATATAAATTTTTTTATCTAATTTGTCACTTTCACTAAAACTATCATATATTTTACAAATAGTATCTAGTTTTTCATCATAACTATTTTTTTTATTATTAATTATAAAATTTTGAAAATTTTCATACATTATATATCCTATATTTGAACTATCATTTTCAACTATATTATAAAAATCTTTAACATAATTATTTAATATTTTATCAGTACTTTCATATATTGTATAATCTATATTTTTTTTATCATAATTTTCTATTATAGTTTCTAATTCTGAATCATCTATATTTGAAGATTTATAATTAAATAAATATTCCATTAAAATAATTATTCTTCTAAAATCTAATTGTGATGTATTTACAAGTAAATTTTTTATTGGATCTGAAAGATTTAATGATTCTATGTCACAAATATTATTTACTAATTTTTTTTTTTTTTTTTTTGTTGGTTTATTAATTTTTATATATAATGAATTTTTTTTTAATAATTCTATTTTTTTATTTATACTATTTGTTGTACAAATAAACGGAGAACTATAAGTTTTAGTATTATTTATTATATTTATTAATTCTTTAAGAGCACCTTTTTCAGTATTATTAATACCATCAAGTTCGTCAATAATAATACCTATATGTTTTTTTTTATTATTCATAAAATCTAAAATATTAACATTACCATTAATATTATCTATTTTATCTTTTAATGTTTTTTGATTACGTATATCACTCGAGTTAAATTCAATAACATCAAATTTATATGTATTAAGTATAATATTTGCTAAACTTGTTTTACCAACACCAGGTGGTCCATGTAATATTAAACAATTTGTATAATTCGGTTTTTTTTTTATAAAATTATTAATCCATTGTTTTATTTTATTTTTACTATCATAAGATAAATACAAGTCGTCAATTGTATTAGGTCTATATTTCTCTGACCAATTCATTACTACTTTAAATATAAAAAAATCTTTAAATTATAATTTATAAATCAATTGATATTAACAAATTGTATCTATACCTTCCCAAGGTGATTTACATTTTTTTGACCAAGAACATTTATAAAATTCACCTCCTTTACCTTTAAATACATCTTCATTAAAATCCATTATATTATCATCATCACTTGATTTACATATACCTATATTATGACTATTTTTACATTTAACATCTTCATCGCCTTTTTCACCTTCTATAACTTCCCAATAATCAGGACATTTTGCCAACCATGGAGGAAAAGAAGCTGATTCTGTTAATTTTTTAAATCTTGAATAATCTAAATATATTTTAACTAAAAAAACAATAATTATAATTATAGAAAAAACACTAATTATTATATTTGTTGATTGATTATTCATATATTATAATAAAATATTTTTATTTAGTTATAATGGGAATATATTATTTTTACATATAGTACAAGGATCATTATTTTTATTTACTCTATAAATATAATAATTAAATATTAAGTATAATATTCCAAACATAAACGCAAACATTGCTGATGATATTTTATAAAATATATTTTCTGCAGAATTACATTGTAATGATACAGATAAAGCAATTAAATTTATAGATAATAACAAAAATATTAATATAAATAAAAAGGCCCTTTTTAAATATTTTGATAGATTCGATAAAGATGAATTTTCTGTGGTTTCTGTGGTTTCTTTAGAACTTTTAGAAGTATTTTCTAATCCTTCTTTGCTTTTTTGAGTGTTACATCTTTTATTACAAGATTCTATATCTTTTTTTCCTATACAATTTCTTTTCCAAGCACCTTCTCCACCACGTTTAAATTTTTCAGGAGGATTTTTAGTATTACATACTATTGTGGCAAAATTTTCTTTTATCATTACAATTATTAAATATATTTATTTAAATTTTTAATTTTAATTTATTAAATGATAAATTATGTAAATAAATCCATTAACTAATTTTAATTATTTTTTTTTCTAATTACTATGTAATGGTAGTAGTTCAAAGTTTATGGGTAGGTAATCGGTTATCGCGTATGGAAGAAATGAGTATTAAGAGTTTTTTAAAATTGGGTTATACATTTCATTTATATACTTATGAAAAGGTTAAAAATGTGCCTAAAGGAACTATTATTAAAGATGGTAATAGTATTATGCCATTTGATGAGGTTTTTTCATTAAAATCATCCTTTTTACCTTTTTCAGATATATGGCGATATAAATTATTATATGAAAAAGGTGGTTACTGGGTTGATCTAGATATGATAGCATTAAAAGTATTTGATTTTGACCAAGATTTCGTTTTTTCATCTGAAAGAACTATTCAAGAAGGAGCCTACAAATCTAAAGCAAAATATAATCCTAATATAGGTGTTCTTAAGGCTCCACCTAAAAGCGATTTCTATAAAGAATTACATGATAAATGTTTAGATTATAATAAAAAACATAAAAATGATGATAAACTAAAATATATGAAAATGTTAAGAAAATTAATAAAAAAATATAAATATCAAAAATATGTTCTTAAACCTGTTTATTTTTGTAATTTAGATTGGTGGCATTCTAAAGAAGCTTTCACACCATTAAATAAATACAATAAAAAATATGGGGTTCCAGTTCCTTCTATAAAATCAATGTTTAATAAACCATATACAGTTCATTTTTGGAGAGATAGAATTACAAAAAAATATGGTTTTGATTTAGATAAAAAATATGACCCAGATTGTTTATGGGAAATAATGATAACGAAATTAAAATTATAATTTTATTATTATTTATTATTTTAATATATATTAATTATAATGAATTATAAAAAAAAAAATTCATTTAGTTATGCCAACGCTGTTAGAAGAACAACATCATTAGAAATAAAAGAAATTCCAATAAACGAATGGTTAAAAAATTATGGATTAGATAAGTATTATAATACTATATTTGTAGAAAAACATATATTATATAACGCGATGGCACCACCAAATAACAAATATCCATATGAATATTCTGATTTATTAACTAATATAAAATCAAATGTAGATTTACTCTTCTCTTTTACAGATAGTTTAAAATTTAAGGAGGCAATATCGTTTCCTATTCAAAGGCAATTAATGGAAATGGTTAATGATGGAATTATAACACAAGATCAATATCACGATAGTGATAATTATATTGTAAACAAATTTGTTAAACCATTTGAATTATTATTAAATCAAAAATTAGAATATAAAGCAATGTTAAGTGTATTTGGTCTTAAACCAACCAAAACTAAATATTACACAACTCTGGAAGATAATCTTGAATTTTTAGATAATAAAAAATATATATCCGAAAATATATTTAAAAATGAAATTATTGAAAAATTAAAATTAATTAGTTTTGATGATTTATTACAATGTAAACAAACCACATTCAATTTATTACTATCATTATCAATTGAAGATATTAAAAAATATATATTATACAATACAAATAAATTAGTTAAAATAACAAATGGTTTAACATCATCAATGGATAAAAAGGAATTTGATAGATTTATTGACGAAAATGAAAGTTTAAAAGTTTTTGAATCATGCTATAATAATTATGATATAGAATATGTTAATAGATCATTAAAATCTAATTTTGATGCCAAATCATTATTATCTACTCATAGAATGGATTTATTAGAGTATATTTTTAATCCATCAAAACTTATAGATACCGAAGTATCAGAACAAATATATGCTACATTATTTCCAGATAATGATCATATATATATCGAAAAACAATTTACTAGAATAAACAAATCTATTCCAAAAACTATATTAACTGATAGTTACATGAAATTAAATAAAAATAAGTTTAGAATATTTTTTATTCAAGGTCATGGAGAATCATGTACTATAAAAGATTATAAAAAGAAAAATAGAGTAGATTTTAACAAAGTATTTACAAAAATATATAATAAACAAGCAACAAAATCAATTAATCATACTAAATATAATGCAAATATGTTTAATAATGTTTCTACACAACCAGTTGGAAGAAAATCTATTTTTAAAATAATTCAATTATTAAATAAAATTTTAACTTCTAAATATAGAAATACTTTTTTACAAGGTCTAATTAATGCCAGTAAATTAGAACAATTGCGTATGTTAGAAAATATAGTCCATATGTATTGGAATCATTATTGTATTAAAAATAGTTATAGTACATCTAATGAATCATTATCACCATATATTAAAACATCTAGATTAAAACATAAACCAAATGCTTTTAAATATCCTAAAACTGATATTACAACATCTGATATAGTAAATTTTGTTAAATATGGATATAAATATCCACCTATTAATACACAATTTTATTTTGAGACGGGATTGTTTAATGAAGGTATGCTAGGAATATTTGAATTAAATGAAGATAATTCATCTGATTTAATTAAATTAGATAATAAAATCACATCTATTCTAAAAAAAGATAATAAATTAAAAATGGGATTAAAATTAAATGAAGTATATGAATTTAGAGGAGATATTCCAACGAACGCAGACGAAATTCTAAAATATAATAAGGCTTTACCATCAAGATCAAGTAATATGTATACATTAGAAGAATTAATGGAATTAATATATATAGAAGGTGATATTAAACCTAACGAATATGTTGTTATATTTGATAATTCGTGTAGAGGGATTAAATCTCTAATTAAAAAAGGTAGCGCCAACACAAGTTACAATACATATCAAGATTTATCAACTGTTGGACAGAGTCAAATGGCTATTTTAAGGATAAATTCATATGAAAAATCATTAGAAGAAGAAGAAGAGTTAGGTGGTGGTAGTAGAAGACCTAAAAAATCTAAAAAATCTAAAAGATCTAAAAGATCTAAAAAGAAAAATAAAAAATATAAATCTAATAAAATCTAATAAAATCTCCCTCTTCATTTGTATACCAAATTTTTTTTAATTTATAATTTTTATATTTAAGTGTTGAATGTATTGTTTTAACACAATGAGAACATGGTTTTGCCATAAGTAATGAATTTCCTTTATTATTAGTTCTAAAAATAATTAAACTTATTGGTGTTATTTTTTCAGATTTTTTTAATTTTGATACACAATCTACTTCAGCGTGTATATTATCCTTTTCATTAGCAGAAGCTCTATTTGATATATTATATTGATTATACCCAAACTCATAAAACCCCCTGATGCTTTAACTTAGGCGAGAATGCTACACAACCCAATTTAGAATATCCATTATGATTATTTGGAATTTTAGAACGCAACTCAACATATTCTTCAATAATATTAAACAATGATGAATTTGATGTGGTAATAGCCATTTTTTTAATGTGAAAAATAAAAAATATATCAAATCAATTTTATTATATTTATTAATAAAATTAATACCCAACTAATTATTTTAAATAAAATATGATTTTAAATAAAATATGTTATTATTTTAATAATGGATTATGTAGTAGCTATTCCTTCGTATAAAAGACATGATACTTTAAAAAAGAAAACTTTAAGTGTTCTAAAAGATTATAGAATACCTAAACAACAAATTTATGTATTTGTTGCGAATAAACCTGAATATGATTTATATAAAAATACATTAGATCCAAATACATATGGAAAATTGGTGGTTGGTAAACCTGGAATTAAAGAAATACGGAATTTCATGTCTAATTATTTTAATGAAGAACAAAAGATAGTGTATATGGATGATGATATTGGGAAAATATGGCAATGTAAAAATGATGTAGAACCATATGATAAGGCTAATAATAAAGTCTATAAAATGCTCAGTTTAAAAAAGTTTTTCGATCAGGCATTTAGATTGAGTGGTAAAACCGGATTTCATAATTGGGGTGTTTATCCTAGAGATAATCCATATTTTATGAAACCAACGAATCGTAAAAATCCATTAAATAATTATGTTTCACAAGATCTTAAATTTTTAATAGGTTTTATGACTGGTGTGATTAATAATAAAGAAGCTGAACTAAGAACTATTGGAGATAAAGAAGATTATGAAAGAACCATTAAGTATTATTTGAAAGATGGTGGCGTTCTTCGGTTTAATAATGTTAGTTGTTATACACGATGTTATAAAGTTGCTGGAGGTATACAAGCAACACGTAAAATAGAAGATAGTAATAAGAATGCCAATATTTTGATAAAAAAATATCCAAATTTAGTCTCAGTAAATAATGGAAGAAAATCACCATTTGTAGAAATATTACTTAGAGATAAAACTAAGTTAAAGAAATTTATGAATTCAACTAAATCTAAAAAAATGAAACCTATAAAAGGAAAAAAAAAGAAAAAATCACTTAAAAGAAAATAGTAGTTAAAGATATAAATGAAACTATTTTGTGATGGTGTATTTGACCTATTTCATGAAGGACATGTTAAACATTTTAAAAAAATAAAAGAATTATATCCTAATTCATATTTAATGGTTGGGATCTATAATGATAAAGATTCAACTGGATATAAACGTAAACCTTTTTATAATGAAAAAAAGAGATTACGTTTGGTTGGATCATGTAAATATGTAGATGAAGTGACTTTAGATTATCCAGGTATAATGACTGAAGAATTTATTAATAAAAATAATATAGATATGATAGTACATGCCTTTTCAAATATAAATGATATTGAAAAACAAAAAATTTATTTTGAAGTACCTATAAGACTAAATAAAATGAAAGTAATAGAATATAATAAAGGTGTATCTACAACCAAAATTATAGAAAATTTGAAAACAAACGATAATAAAGCACATTCCAACTTAGAACTAAATACAATAAATTTAAATTATAAAGAAATAGTATATAAATTAGATATAAAACCTAATAGTAAAGTTTTAGAAGTAGGTTGTGGTATAGGGAATTATTCTAAATTATTTAATGTAAATTTTGATTATTTTGGAATAGATAATAATCGTGACAATGTCAATAAAAATATATATACTACAAATTCTAATATAGTCAAGTGTGAATATGATGATATTTTATTTAAAGATGATTTCTTTGACCATTGTTTTTGTATAGGACAAGATTTATCTATAGAAGCAATGAATGAAATAAATCGTGTTACTAAAAATGACAATATATTTATTAAAGATTAGATTCAATTGTAATTTTTCAAGCATTTCTCTAAAGAATTATGAATAGTTAAAACATTAGGATACATTTTTTCTAATTTAGATGTATTAAGTTTATTATTTGATCGTTTTGATAATAATATTTTATTTTGTTCTTCTATACTAAAATTATTCCATGTAAAATTAGGTTCTACATATTGTTTATATAATTCTAAAATTTCATTATGACTAATAGTTCCAGGATTCGTTAAATTTAGTGTACCTACATGACCATTAATAGACATATCTAAAGCAATTGGTAGAAGTTCTGGTAAATACGACATTGAATTTTGAATAGAGCATATTTTATCATATTTTGTTATTTTTGTTATAAAATTACGAGGATTATCGTAATTAACTATAGGCATTCGTATTCTTAAATTTAAAACATTGTTTTTAAAATGATGCATTAATCTATCGGTAAATCCCTTTACAATTGAATAAGATGAACCAAAAAAATCTGGAATATCATTTTCAGTATAACCATATGATCCTTGTATATCTGTACTTTCTTGTGAAAATATACAACCAGTTCCAAGATAAGTTAGATGTATATTTTTATGTTGGCAGATTAAGGCTAATACTAATGGTGAAAATAAATTATCTCTAATATTATCAACTAATTTTCCAGGTTTTTCTAGATAATCAATTGTTCCTATTTTCGTTCCTTCATATTCACCATGTGTCCGTCCAATAAAACACATAATATGTGTTGGATTAACTTTATCAATTTCTGCTTCTAAAGCTATATCATTATCAACCCGGATTTGTCCAATACTATAATCTATATGTTGTTTCTCTAATAATTTACACATCATAGAACCAATCCAACCATTTCCACCATAAACTAAATATTTCATATATATTAAATATATTTAATTATATGATTGTAATTTTATTAATATTGGTATCATATGATTCCTAATGGGTATAGTAATTTATATTTACTATATTCCAAGATAACATTAATCTTTATATCATCTAAATAATTTGTAAATACAAAATATATGTTTAGATGATATAAAGTTTTATGTTATCACAAATTAGCATTAAATTAAATCCAACGGAAGGTTCTGGTTTAACATATTTATAATTATTATTATTCATAAATTGATCTAATAATTTTTTAAGATTATTTTTATCACATGATATATTATTTGTTGTAAATATTTTTTTATAACTATTTGATATCTTATTTTTATGAATGATTGCATGATAAATAAGGCCATATAAATGGTTTAACTTATTTGGAATATAAAAATTTTTATATTTAACTCTTGTAGCAAGCATATTTTTTTGAAAATTTATATCATAATAATTATCACCAACACACCTAAAATCAAATAATACCTTTTTATTATTTATTATAACATGATTTAGTATTCTATGTTTTCCATCTTCAAATCTATTATTTGTAGCAGATGATGCATCTAATAATCTTTTTACCAAATAATAATCATTTACGAGTAAGTCAACATCTAAATGTTCATCTATAATAATTTTATTAGGCATATCTTCAAAATTTCTCATCACAATCCATTTTAATTTTGAATTACTATTTAATATATCAAATACATGAGATAAAGAATCAAACCGTTTTTGCTTATAATACTTATCAAATAAATTTAAAGCTACAAGATTATCCTTTGTTTCTTGTATATTATCTGTTCCATGTATCGAATAATCATTATTTCTTAATGTTTTTTTTAAATCAAATATTTTAGTATTTACCAATCTTTTACCTTTTGATGTATTCCTTAATTTATATATAGCATCATAATCATGTATTAGATAAATATTAAATTTAGTTTCACCTCTAAAATCATCTACATTCATATTATAAAATTTACTCATAATAATTTTTTTATCATTAATTTTTGTATGTTCAATAAATTTGTGTAATGAAAGTTTATTATCCTTAATTTTTTTAAAAATGTATTCCTTTTTGTATTTTTGTTGCCAATCTATTATTATATGTAACTCACTCGTATTTGTATAATTTTTAAAGGTTTCTATTCTATATAAATTATGTTTTTTCTTTTTAAATATTTTATATAGAGTATGAATTATATTAGAATCTTTTATAATTCCATATGGTTTTTTTGTTTTACTAATATTGATTCCTAAAGAAAAATCATCGTTTATACTAGCCCAACCAAAATCACATAAATGTATTTTATTATCTTTTATTAAAATTTCATTAATTTTAATATCATTATGTTTAATGTTATGTTTTTTTAAATCAATTAAAATAGAGTTAATTTGGGTAACATAATCATCTGGTATATTATCAGAATTAACTTCTTCTCCACAATATGTTGAAATAATTTCATTATTATTAAAACTTATTAATTTGGGTGCCCACTTATAATTATATTTATTAAGTAATTTTAAAATATAAATTTCTCTTTTAAGAACATCATATTCTTTAAATTTTTTTACAACTTTTTTAATATATTTTTTATCTTTACTAATATACATATCTGAAGTTGCCCCATGACTATTAAATTTTACATATTTAATATCATTAAAATTTTCTTTTTTATTTAGTATAAGTAAAACAATAATTAAAAAAATAAACAAAAAAATATATAACATATAATATAATGAATATTTTAATAACTGGTGGTTGTGGATTTATTGGGTCTAATTTTATAAACAGTATTTTTAATAATAAGAATATAAATAAATTAGTTAATTTAGATGCATTGTACTATTGCTCTAATGAAACATATATTGATGAAAATATAAGAAATCACTATAAATATGTATTTGTAAAAGGAAATACATGTAATAAAGATCTTGTTACCTACATTTTACAAACGCATCAAATAACATACGTGATTAATTTTGCCGCTCAATCTCACGTATGTAATAGTTTTTCAAATCCAATACAATATAGCAAAGATAATATATTTGGTACTCATATATTATTAGATTGTTGTTATAATTATCATATTAAATATAATAAAATACAAAAATTTATCCATATATCAACAGACGAAGTTTATGGCGAATCATGTATAAATGATGATATTAATCAAAAGAAAACAGAATCAACAGTATTATGTCCTACAAATCCATATGCTGCAACTAAAGCAGGAGCCGAACTCATAGTACAATCTTATTATCATTCATTTGGATTTCCTATAATAATTACACGAAGCAATAATATTTATGGTAAAAATCAATATTATGAAAAACTTATACCTAAATTTATTAAGCTGTTAAAAGAAAATAAAAGATTAACAATTCACGGACAAGGAAATACTATAAGATCATTTTTACATGTAGATGATTTATGTAATGCTTTTAAATTAATATTAAAACATGGAACTATAGGTGAAATATATAATATTGGTAGTGAAGATGAATATTCGGTATTAGATGTTGCTAAAATATTAATAAAAAAAATTAAAAATAGCGAATGTGTAGAAGATTATATAGAATTTGTTAAAGATAGACCATTTAATGATACTCGATACTGGATTAGTGATAATAAAATTAAGAATTTAGGATGGAATATAGAAAAGGATTTTAATGACGAATTAGATACATTAATATTATAATTATAATTATAAATTTATTTTTTTATAATTAGAAAATAAAAGCCCCCAAATTCTTTCATGAAAATGATCAATTTCTCTATTTGAATGTTTTATATCATAATTAATTAATTTGTTATAAACATTTTTATTATACCTAAGTATATTATTTTTAGATACTGTAAAATAACCACTATATATTATTTCTGTGCTATATGAAAATAATTTATCAACATTTTTTTTAGAAAAAATTGATAATAAATATTCTTCTAAATTATTAAATTCAGATTTATAGTATTTACTATGAGTATTATATGTAAACTTCCAATTATTTAATTTAAATGATTTTAATGCATTATTATTACCAGATTTTTTAGTATAGGTATATTTATTTATTAAATTTGTGTTTGTATATGTACCTTTACAAAATGTAATAGTATCTTCTAATGAATTATAATTATTAATAATATGATATAAATAGGCATGATCACATGAACCTATATTTTCTAATAATATAATATTAATTTTATTATCTAAAAATTCTTTTTTTAATTTATCAAATCTATTTTTGTTTTTGATATAAATATATATACTATTATAATTATTATATTCTTTATGAATCCAATTTATATCTTCATTATATACACAACATACCATAGAATTTGTTTTAGATAAAAATGTATCATTTTTATTAAATGTTTTTATAATATTTTCATTTATAAATAATTCTTTATTTTTCTTTAATAAATATAGTAACATAAGAAGTATAAAAAATATAATTATTATTTTGTTGGTCATATAATATAATAATATAATATTATAATAATGAATAAATTATTAATTATATTTATTATTTTTATTACATTAAATCTTCTATTATTTAATAAAGAAAAATTTACAGAAAATAAAAAAAAAAATTTAACAATTGTAACAGCTTACTTTAAGGTTAATCGAACCAGAGTTGTAGATGGATATACTAATGGTAGAAAAAAAGAAAATATGCCTAAAGATAGTAATGGAATTTATAAAGAATGGATGAAAGGTTTATTATCATATAATGGTCCTATGATTATATATACAGATAAACATTCATTTGATTATATAACAGATTTACGTAAAAATTATCCTCAAACCAAAATTATAAAAACATCGATTGATAAATTAGACGCATACAAATATTTTAAAGATCTTGATAATACTAAAAAATATGCAACTATGATATGGAAAGAACATGATAATAATAATATTAATAGAGATTTATATACTATATGGAATTCTAAATTTGGAATGTTAAAACAATCAATAGAAGATAATCCATTTAATACACATTATTTTTCCTGGTATGATATTGGGTATATAAGAGAAGAAACAAAATTAGATAAAGAATGGCCTGATGAAAATAAATTAAAAATATTAGACGATAAAGTGTTATTAAATATAGTATATGGCGGCCCAGAATGTAAAGATGGTGGAACAGTTACTGGTGGCTATATTGGTTGTAATAAAAATAATATACATAAAATTTATGATTTGTTTATTTTAAAATTAAAAAAAATGACGAAAGATAAAAAATTTACTGGCAATGATCAAACATTATATCAACAATTAAGATGTGAAAATAAAGATTTAATAAAAGGAATCAAAGGTTTAAAAGTAGATTATTGGAATCATGTTCCTCATCGTGAATGGTTTTATATGATTCCATATTTTTACAACAAAACTTTTAAAACCATCGAACGTTTTATGTTATAATAAAATTATTTTATTTAACATTAATATATGAAAAATATAATATTATTTTTAATATTTTTTAGCATTTTAATATTTTTATTTATTTTTAATAAATTTTTAATTGAAAAATTTATGAATGATGATACTATACCTAAAATAATTTGGTTATATTGGAATGACGAAAATTATTCTAAAATTGTAAAATATTGTATTAATCTAATTAAAAAATTAAATCCAAATTATAAAATAAATATATTAAATAGAAAAAATTTTAAAGTATTTATAAAATCACCAAAAGTTATAAAATTGTTAAATAGTAATATTGCTAATAATCATAAATCTGATATTGTTAGACTATATTTATTAAATATATATGGTGGTATTTATATAGATATAACTTCATTAGTTTTTAAAAATTTTGATTGGATTTATGACAAAAAAATAAATTTAATTTTAAGTAAAATAGATAAATATTCAGATTCTAATAATACAACTATAGATAGTTGGTTTATAGCTTGTAAAAAAGGAAATAAATTTATAAAAAAATCATATGAATTATTTTTAGAATTATTAGATTTGAATTTAAATAATAAACCTATTTTTAATATAAAATTTAATAAAATTAAAAATTATATAAAAGATAATTTATGGGTTAAAAATAATGTCAGTCCTGAATATCATATAATTTATTATGTGTTTATTTATATTTATAAAAAATATAATATTAAAAATATAAAAAATATTAAGTATATTAATAATAAAAATAATGATATTTTTCCATGTATATGTAACAAATATGAATGTGAACATATATCTGTAAATGATATGTTTAATAAAAAAATTAAAAAAAATAACTATAATTTTATAAAATTAACGGGTATTACTCGTAAAGGTATAGAAAAAAAATTTGAAGATATATCTGAAGGCAGTATAATGTCTTATCTAAATAATATTATAAAATTTTAACTGATATTTACTTTATAAAATCACTATCTAATTCAAGTATTTTTTTATAATACGCATTACAACCTATCCATTCTATTTGAATAGGTAGTATATCTAAAAATTTATTTTTATAGGCATATTGCAATTTTTTATAGTAAGTTTGGTCTAATTTTGAAGGACTAAAATAGTTACAATCTGTTCTTTGAATTATAAATGCTAAATAACATTTATAGCCATTTTGTGACGCTTCAATAAGTTCATTTATATGTTTTATTGCCCTTGGACTAATAGGTTTTTTCTGTATTTTACGATTACAATCCGGAAATATAGCAATTTTTGAATTTACATCAAATTCAGAATAATCTTTTTTTTTAATTTCTTTTAATGGTATATCTTCATAATATGCTAAACATACATTTTTAACTTCTATTAATATTTTATTATTATTATTTTTTAGTAAGAAATCAATCCGTGATTTTCCTATTGTATATTCTCTTTTTATAGTATATCCATTAAATTGTGATAAAATATTATTAGTTAAAATATTTTCAAATAATGTATTACATATATTTGGGTTTGTTCCTATTACTATTTTATTACAATTATCTTCAATTTCACATTGGAAAATTCTATATTTTGATGTTAATTTTTCATTATCCAATTTTATACAATAAACATGACTTTCTGATGATATTAGCCCAGCACAACCTAAAGATGGACTATGTGCCATACATTCATCAGATCTAACTAAAAATTTTTTATCATTAATAGTTTTTTGTTGAAAAACTTTTATATCAGCAATATAAGGTGACTTACATGTTTTTGATGGTCTATTAATTACTATTGCTTTATATAATTGTGGTAATGTATAAATTAACATTAAATAATTTTTATTTATTTACAAAATATTATATCAATTTTATTGAATATTTATCATAAGTTAGTTTAGAATAAAATTATTTTAGTAAAATACTTATAATAATAATAAAAGTACTATTTATTACTATTTTGTAGGAGTTATCTATTATTAATACATGTTTTATTAGATTTTTATATAATTCTTTATTAGAATCCTTATCATTATCAATGATTTTTAAATGTCTTAGAAATTTATTTTTAATATAATTATCGTTATGTTCAAATTCTGTGATATAGTTATACATCTTTTTCAACCAATCATATTTTTCATTTAGAACTATATATATAAAAGCACTTTCTAAAGCATTCATTATAGTTATTATGAAACAAGTTATAAGAAGTTTTTCCATTAGTGTATAATATTCTATAACTGGAATTTTACTAGATATATACACTTGTAACCAAATAATTGATAATGGAAGAAATACCAATACAAATGTTCGTGTATAATTATTTCTAGAAAAAGTTAATATAGACAATGAAGCTATAGTAATAAGTAAGGTCATAGCTATAACAACCATATATTTTGTATAATTTCTTTTTAAAACAATCGTATAAAATGAATTAGGCCATAATTCTCCAGGACAACATAAATACTCTATATCTTCATGAATTACGTATGTATCTATTATATTCCATTCATTATGTGAGAATTGTGGATTTACACTTATATTTTTAAATTTATTATGATTATTAAATGGTCTTAGATCTAAAAAATTAGCATTATATTTCCATGAACCAAAAGTCATAGTACATTCTTGTATATCAAATGGAAATTTTTTTAAATCTAACGTACATGAAAATGAATATCTAGTAGGTCTTATCCATAATATATCACCATTACTGAATAATTTCATACCACCACTAGAATCATATATAATAGGTTGCGACGCTGCATTATATAATTCTAAATCTGGAATCCATATTTGGTCTGAATAAATATTCATATAATTATATTCATATTCAGTAATATTCCATTTTAAATATTCATCATTCCAAAGTTGCGTTATCCAAAGATTAAATTCTATATTTTCTGCCTTTTGATCAAATTTTTCTAAACTCTTTATTTCTATACCATATTTTAACTTTATATTATCTCCAAAATCTAATACTGGTCTTTCTAATTTAGTATAATTACTAAATAATAATTTACGTAACCTCTTTTCTTTCTGCATTTTACTATCATTAACATTATTTTCTTTATTTCTTATATCAATAGTTGTTGTACTTGTTGTACTTGTTGTACTTGTTGTACTTGTTTCACTAGTACTTGTTTCACTAGTACTTGTTTCACTAGTACTTGTTTCACTAGTAGTTGTACTTGTATCACTAGTACTTGTTTCACTAGTAGTTGTACTTGTATCACTAGTAGTAGTTTCACTAGTAGTAGTTGATGTTGTTTCACTAGTATAATCGTCAATTCCACTTCCACTATATAAATCATTTATTGGATTAAAAATTCCAATATTTTTTTTAAGACATATAATAGATCTAGTATTATTATAACTGGATGTAATGATAGATTCTTGTAATTGACAATTAATATCATATTGTTTATAAATAAACCATTCTATACCAGTACATGATGGATTATTAGAGCATAATTGTTCACATGATAGTTGAGAATTCACAATATGAAATGACATAGATGGATGGTGAATATCTCCTTCACGACATCCACCATTGCCTATTTTTGTATAATTAAATATAGAGTTTGTAGTGTAAACATTTGTAATTAAAAATAATAATAAAATATTCATATAAATTTTATTAGATTTCTCTATTTAAGTAAATTTAAAATATAAGTATATTCTTTGGGGTTTTAGAGTCCATAAAATATATTATATTCATAAAAATAAATAAACCAATAGATGATAATATATGCCAGATATCATGATAATCAAAATAATCAAATAATACGCATGGTTTATTCAATTTATTTGATTCATTCATAGGAAGAAATTTATCAGTTACAGACATAAAAAAGAATTTTAATGATAAACTCATAATTATTCCATCAATTAATAACCAAACATATATAAGTTTATTTATTTTTTCTTTATTTTTTATTTTTTGAATAACATAATATAAAACATATACTATTAAATTTATAATACAAACACCTAATAACCAATCAGTAAAATTAGGTTTTGTGATAGTAGCAAATATATACATACCTAATGTAGAACCATTTAATGTTATTATTAATATTAATTTAGGAATATCATGTTTTTTTATATTCTTAATTTTGGTAATGAGACCTTTAAATGTTAATGATTCAACATCATATTCCTCATCATAATATAAATATATGGAACCAAATATCATAAGATATGCCATTAATAAAAATATAGCTCCCCAAAACCATATATCAAATCCATTACTTAATCCACTAAGAGGAATAGTATTAATTAAAATTAATAATGCTGAAAAACTATATATTCTCATAGGAGACGGAGCCATATGACGTTTTTGATATATGGTTATAAATGTAAGCATAGTTCCTAAAAACATAAATGTTGTATCAAACTGAAAATTTAATATACTTGGACATATATGAAATATTGCCGAACATAAACCTTCAAAAATTAAAGATATTCCAAGACTATAATATAAAGCTGGATTGTTATTAATAGGAATATCCAATGAATCAACTTGATTTTTACTTTTTAATCTAACAATAATTATAAAAGTAATTCCAAATATAATATAAAATATGTTAGATATTAGATTATTAAATGCTGGAATAAAATAGAAATCATGTTTACATAAATTATTGTAATAACATGTGGAATTAGTTATATCTTTTGATTGATAAAAAACAAATTGTAGAGAAGGAAGGATATAATAACAACCAATTATAATAAGAAATTTCCAATAGTAATCTATATCTATAGGTTGCTTAAAATAACAAGATATAGAACTAAATGATCCATATTTAGACATAATAAATTAATTAATTAATGAATGAATTCTTTAAGCGATTACCAAATAATAAATTCTAACATATCTTCATCAAAAATATGAGTATTATTAAAATTTGAACTAAAATAATTATATATATTATCACTTAATTTAAAGTTTTTAATATGTTCAAAGATAGTAAAATGCATAATTAAATTAATAGATTATTAATTCTTTAATATTATTTATTATTATTTATTATTTATTATTTATTATTATAATATATGTGGGTTTGGGATTATTCAGTTAGATTATATTATGCTATAAAAAGTTATTATGATTATTATTTTAAATCAAATACTAATTTAGAAAATAATTTAGAAAATAATAGTTATAAAATAAATTTATCAGAAAATGATAGAATAAAAATAGAAAAGATGGAAGATGAACTAATTGATTTATATGAACAAATAGATGTAAAATATATTTATAATTGTTTAAGTGTAATTAATAAAGATTTTAATGAAAGAACTAAATTAACTAAAATATTAGATTTTTTAGAAGAAGAAGCACAATTTATATTATTAAATAAAGAAAACTTAGAAATTTCATTTAATAAAATTAAAGAAAATACATATGTTTTAGAACTTATAAGCAAATTTAAATTATTAAATGAAATCCATGAAAAAGAACAAGTATTAAACGAGTTTAAAAAAAGTTTAGTTTAATTTTGTTAAAACTTTTATAAAGTTTATTTTAATTTTGTTAAAACTTTTATAAAGTTTATTTTAATTTTGTTAAAACTTTTATAAAGTTTAGTTTAGTTTAATTTTGTTAAAACTTTTATAAAGTTTATTTTAATATCTTATTATATTATATATGAATAAAAGTTGTAAAAATAAATGTAAAAAACAATTAAATTTATCTAAAAAATGTTTTAAAAAAAAATGTAAAAATGATGTAAATAAATTAAAAAAAAATAAATCATTAAAAAATAATGCGTCTAAAATTAAAAAATGTGTGTCAAGTAAATGTAAAAAAGAATTAAATAATGTAAAAACTTCACAAAAATCTAAAAATATTAAAGAAAAGTTTGATGCCAATATGAATTTAGGAAAGTGTTTAATTAATAATTGTAAACAAGATATAAACAGTATACAAGAAAAAACTAAAGGTATCTTAAATTGTATAGAAAACGAATGTAAAGTTGAAAATAAAAATTTAGCAAAATGTAAAATAAATCATTGTAAATTATTAGATAAAGTTCCTAAGAATCTTAGAAATAAAGTTTTAAAAAAACTTTCCTAAAATACACGCACCAACAATATATCCATGTCCAAATGGAACTTTAGTATCATGAAGTTTTTCATCATATAATTCGTCTGTTAATTCTAAACACATAATATTACCTTCATCCGTTCTAGGACCATCAAAATCATAAATTACTAAATTATGTCCATCATTTAGTTTTTGTTTCCAATATGAAATTCTTTCTTTATCTTTAATTAGATTATAATATTCTGGAATATACACTTTTTTTCTAGAAGTAATGTAGTCCATTTTTTCATCATTTCCATCAAATATGGCATACAATACTTTTTTACCTTTTGAATTAGGATATCTTCTTTTAGGTTGTTTTAGTTCTTTCCACCATTTTTTTGTTTTTTCTATAGATATATCTTCGTATACTTTACCAGATTGCCAATAACTTTCGAAATTCCAATAACCTTTATAACCATTTTCTATAGGTGTCATTGGACTAAACGCTAATCTATTTTGACTTGTTTTAGATTGTGCACTCGTTACATTAATTTTAATAGGATTTTCACAAATTGGATCAGCCCATTTTCCACGCATATTCATACTAGCAATGTACACTTTTCCAGGCATATTTATTTATTATTTAAAATTTATAATTTTATTCAATTTTAAAAAAATTGAATAAAATTATAAAACTTAATTAAAACTTTACCTTTGAACATTTTAAATAGCGACCTAATCCAGATATTTTTTCTCGTTGATTGTCTTTTCTACTTTTAGATTTTTATAATCACTTTTTTATGACTAGGAATTATAATATTTTAATTTAAACAAAAAATTGAATAAAATTTAATAAAATTTTATTTTTAATAAAATAATTAATGAATAAAATAATAAAACCAGGATTTTTGAAAAATGGTAGGAAATGTAAAACATGTATAAAATTATTATCAAATACAGGTAATTATTGTAAACGGAAGGGTCATTCTATAGAAAGAATAATATCAATAAGTAATTCTGATAGAAAAAATGTTGATTATAATTTTGCGGAGTTATTAGTTGCGGTATGTTTGAAATGTGATAATATAGAAAATAGAAATGATATTATTAATAATGTGGAAACTATTAAATGTTTAAAAAAGGATGAATATATTAAAGATATAAATTGTAGGAATGAAAAAAAAATAAATAAATATATAAATTTTATAAATAAAGAAAAAAATAAATTTGGAGAAATTAAGGATGTTTATTTATTAGGTAAAAATTCTAATTGTTTTCCAGAGATAACTAAATTAAATCAAAATTTATCACAAATACAATGTAAATCAGATATTATGTTAAAATTATTAAATAATAGTTGGGTTGGAATTTCCGTAAAAGCAACAAAGAGTTCGTTTCTTACTAATTATTCTGTCCAAAAAATATTATCAAATGGAAAAGAATTAGAAAAAGTTAAAAGAGAGTTTCTCAACTCAAATGGATTTACGGAATTTAAAAAAGAAGATAGAAAAAAAATTAATTGTTTATTTTATCCAGGAAATTCTAATATATATTGGGATATTCTTTATAAATCAATTGAAATGGAGAAAGAAAAAGTAATTTCCTTAATTAAAGAAGGATTGTGTTCTAGTAAAACATCATATAAAGTATATGAAGTTGATGGGGAAAATGTTATTGATTTAGATAAATTACAAGAAGAATTAAATAGTAAAAAAATAGAATTAATTAAAAAGGATTATCCTGATAAAAAAGCAGCCAAAATGTTTTATGATATTTTAGTTGAAGGGATAAAAAAATATTCTATAGAAATAAGATGGAAGGGGAATTTATTTTGTTCTCCTCAGATTATTATTCAAAAAGTTTAAAAACTTTTTAAAATTGATTTAAAATAATAAAAACTTAATTTAAATATACATTATGGAAGAAATTAAAGTTATAGTAAATCCTTATAATTTTAATAATAAATTACTAAAAGAAAATGATATTCATACAATTTTACAAAATTATGATATTAATGATAAAATTCATAGCACTAAATTTTATCAGTTAGCGTTCGTACATAGTTCTTATGCTAAGAAAGTAGCGTCAGATATTGGAGAAAATGTAGTATTGGCATCTAAACCAGAAGGTGCTTTAGAATTAATGGATAATGATTATGAACGTTTAGAATTTTTGGGGGACGCTGTTGTAAGTGTAGTAGTGGCAAAATATTTATATGAAAGATTTCCAGATGAAAATGAGGGATTTTTAACTAAAATGCGTTCAAAATTAGTTAATGGTGAAATGTTAGGTTTTTTGGCAAATAAATTAGGATTTGGTGAATTTGCTATAATGTCTCGTCATATTGAAGATAAATGTAAAGGAAGATCATCACAACATATTTTAGAAGATATGTTTGAAGCATTTGTGGGAGCAATGTTTTTAGATTTTAATGAAATTGATAATTATAATTTGCTAGATAATTTTTATTCTGGAATAGGATTTCAGATTTGTGAAAAATTTATTATACATGTTATAGAAGAACATGTTGATTTTTCAGAACTTATTTTAAAACAAAGTAATTATAAAGAACTGTTAAATAAATATTTTAGTGAACATTTTAATAGTCCAATTAATTTTAGTGAACCAACTGTAGAAGGAGGATTAAATGATAGATTATATACTGTTAATGTTTTGAATGATGAATATAAAATTATGGGAACTGGGACTGGTAAATCTAAGAAAAAAGCAGAACAATACGCTTGTAAAGATACATTAATTAATTTAAAAATTATAAATTAAATTTAAATTATTTGTTATTATTATATGAGTAAAAAAGTTAAAGTAAGTCTTACATCACCTAAATCTAAAAAAGCATTATCATTAGATACCAAAACTGTTAGTTTAGGTAATGGTCAATGTATTTTTCCTTTTAAATATAAAGATACTATTTATAATGAATGTTATCCTGGTAAAAAGGGTGATTGGTGCGCTACAAAAGTAAATAAAAAAACAAAAGAAATGAAAGCATATGCTTATTGTGATTATACTAAATCTAAAAAATCTAATGTAGGACCCAAATTAAAATTAGAAGGTATGCCAATGAAACCTGTAACTAAAAAATCTAATGTAGGACCCAAATTAAAATTAGAAGGTATGCTTAATGGTATGTCAATGAAACCTGTAACTAAAAAATCTAATGTAGGACCCAAATTAAAATTAGAAGGTATGGCAATGAAATCTGTAACTAAAAAACCTAAAAAAATATTAAAATTAAAATTTAATCCAGAAAAAGTAAATAAAAAATATATAATACCTAAAAAAGATAATTTAGATATAAAAGTTTGGGAATTACCTAATAGAAAAACATATCCAAAATGGTTTAATAAAACATATAAACCTTATAAAGCAATAAAAGATTCTATGAAAACATCAAGTACTGGATTTGATTTATTTAATCATCAAAAATTAATACGAGATTATTTAAATAATAATAGTCCATATAGAGGTATTTTATTATTTCATGGTTTAGGTGTTGGAAAAACATGTGCTTCTATAGCTATTGCTGAAGGTTTTAGAAGTCATAGAAATATAGCGATAGTTTGTTTTAAAAGTTTAGTTCAAAATTTTAAAGTGAATTTAATGAAGTGTGGATTTGAAATGTTTAGATTAAATCAACATTGGGAATTTCATGATTTTTCAAATCCAAAAGAACCTATGATACCATATGCGAAATTTTTAGGAATTCCACAAAGTGTAATAAAAACAAATGGAGGAGCTTGGTTTATTGATTTTACTAAACCACCAAATTTTGATGAATTATCTGGAAGACAACAAGAAAGTTTAAATGCTCAAATAGAAGCATTAATTAAAACTAAATATACTTTTTATCATTTAGATGGTTTAACAAAATCTAAATTAGAAACAATGAATCGAAATAGAGTATTTGATAATAAATTAGTTATATTTGATGAAGTTCATAATTTAACCAATGCAATGTCAAAAGCATATCCAGGTGTTCGTGCGGCTGGATTAAAACAATTAATTATGGAAGCTATAGATTTAAAATTAGTATTTTTATCAGGAACTCCAATAATTAATAATTTATATGAAGCAGGACAATTATTTAATTTACTTAGAGGATATATTGAGAATTATCAAATAACTCTTATTAAAAAACCATCTTCAAAATCTTCATACGATAATATTTTTGATGAATTAAAAAAATTAGATTTAATAGATCAAATGATACCTAAGAAAAGAGATAATATAATTAATATTGTTAGAAATCCTATAGGTTTTGTTAGTGTTAAAGGTGGTATAACATATTCAGATAGAAATAATATTAATGATGAAGATTTTAAATCTAAATTAAAAGAAATATGTGGTAAATTAGATTATAATATTGCTATAATTAAAAATAGATTTACTGCATTTCCTGAAAATGAAGAAGAATTTATGAATTTATTTTATAATGAAGTTAAAAATGAATTAAAAAATCCTATGCTTTTACAATCAAGAATGATTGGTTTAGCGTCTTATTTTAAAACGCAAAATAAAGCATTATTACCAACAGTAATTGCTGATAAAGAAGAATTAATACCTATGAGTAAATATCAATTTTTAGCTTATAGTGTTGTTAGAAAAGCAGAAATAGATCAAGATAAGAGTAAAAAAACAACTGGAAAAGCTAAATCAAAAGGTTCAAAAAAAGGTAATTCTACTAAATCCGAAAGTGACGAAGTATTTGATGACAAAAAATCTAGTTATAGAGCATATTCTCGCATGCATTGTAGTTTTGTTTTTCCAGAATCAGTTCCTAGACCATATAAAAATAATAATATGATTGATAAGAAAGAACTTGAAGATTGGTTAAAACAATTTGGAAAAGAGTTTAATAAAGTGATTAGAATTAATAAATTTAATTTTGATGAAATTGTGTTTAAAAAGTTAAATATAGATTCTTTTATTGAAGAATTTGTAAGTCAATTATCTATTATAAATAGTGATAATTCTAACGATTCCGAAGATTCTGAAGATTCTGAAGATTCTGAATTGAATATAATTAAAGAACTAATAGAATCTAAATTAGCAGAATTAAATGCAAAAAAATTAGAATTAACTGATATTGATCAAGATGAAGAAGTAGAAATAGAGGAACAATTTAATAATGTAGGTGATTCTAAAAAAGCAGATTCTGGAGCATTACATAAAAAAATAAATAAAAAATATGAAAAGGATAAAATAGCAGCATTAACAAAATTAGATGAAGAAAAACATAATCTTTTTACAGTAGATGATCCAGAACAACTCCTAAAATATTCCCCTAAATATAATAAAATTATTAAAAGATGTAATGATATAAGAGGATTATCATTTATTTATACTGAATATAAAACATTAGAAGGCATTGCTGTATTAGAAATAATATTAAAAGCAAATGGATATGCTCAATTTTTAATAGATAAAAATGAAGATGATGAATATATTCAAGTATTACAACATCCTGATGATAAAGATAAACCTAAGTTTGCATTTTGGGGTGGAGACCAAGAAAAAAGTGATGTTATTAGGAAAGTTTATAATAATCAATTTGAATTATTGCCAACTACATTAAGACAACAATTAGAAGGTCAAAATAATATTTATGGTGATGTTATTAAAATTTTAATGACAACTAAATCAGGCGCTGAAGGTATTGATTTACAAAATGTTAGACAGGTTCATGTGGTTGAACCATATTGGAATCCAGTTAGAACACAACAAGTTAAAGGTAGAGCTGTTCGTGTTGGATCCCATTTACAATTACCTCCAAAAGATAGAACCGTAGAGATTTATACTTATTTAAGTGTTATTACGAAAGAAGATTTAAAATCAGATCTTACTATATTAGATGACAAAGGAGGTTTATCATCAGATCAAGTTTTGTATGATATTTCACAAAAAAAGAAGAAAATTATGACTGAATTTTTAGATTTAATAAAAGAGACATCAGTTGATTGTGAAATAAATTCAAAAGAAACTAAAAGTTCTAATACTGAATTTAAATGTTTAGAATATCCTTCAGGTTCTAATAGAGATGATTATGCTTTTGTTCCTAATATACAAAATGAACATATTGATTCTGAAAGAAAAAGAAGAATAAAATTAGTTCCAAAAGCATTCACTTTTAAAAAAATAAATATAAAAGGTAAAATGATAAATTTTGCTGTGAAAAAATCTGGAAAACCAGATGAACCTAACTTATTATATGATAAAGAAAAGGTATTAGAAAATCCTAAAAATCCTGGTCCAATATTAGGTGAATTTATGGAAGGTAGCACTAAGTTTAAATTTAAAAAAGAAGTAAAATATTTATTAAATTAATTATTGTTTTATATTTTTATTAATATTAGTTGTATGATGTATAATTATCATTAGAATAATACATATTTTTTAAAAATAGTAGTGTTTATTTTAGAACACAAATAATAGTTCTTTTCCAATATAAATATTATCTAAATATCTCTATACTTAATTATTTATTATGAAATTACTTAAAAATATTTTTTAATTAAACAAAATTGAATATTTAAATATGATTTAAGGTTATAATAAGAATATACAATATAATGGCTAGTAATTTCTTTCAAAATGGTACTCTTGATCTGAATCAATTGTGGTTCAATTCTCATAAAAGATTGATTAAACGTGTTCTTACTGAAACAGAACAATTAGATAAATATGATGAATTGGTACAAAAATTTCTAGGTGATAAATTAAAAATTAAGAAACAAAGAGATCCATTAATGCCTAAGCGTCCAAAATCATCATTCTTATATTTTTGCGACAAATATCGAAAGGAAATAATGAAGAAAAATCCTAAATATAAAATGGGTGATGTTATGAAGAAGTTGGGAAAAATGTGGCAAGAATGTGAAGATAAAGAACCTTATAATAAAATGTCAATTGATGCAAAAACAGATTATGAAGAAAATATGGAAGAATATAATAATAATAATTGCTATGAATAAAAAATATTATTATATTATATAATGGTTGAGAATAGAATTTTAAGTAATCCTAGAGAATTAAGTAAAAATGAATTATTAAAATTTAGAAATGCAAAATCTAAATGGTTTCCTAAAATTATACAAACTTACAATACTACTTTGTATGAAATGATGGCAAACCCATTAAAAAAAGCTATAATTCATGGATTAATTCTTTTAGCAATAACAGCAATTTATGCCATGTTTGATTATAAATTTAAATGGAATTATATTTTTAATAAAGGTAAATTAAATAAAATAGCAATTATAGCTATAATTGTTATATTGATATTTTCTATGGGAGGTGTAGCTATGGGACAATATAAATTAAATGATAATTTATTTTTATTTTTGACTTTAACTAAATCTGGTGCCACTAAATATGATTATGAATCAAGTTCTGTTATACAAAACAAACTTATGCGTAATGCTTATAGAAGTGGAAGTTCAGGTAGTAGTTTAATGGGTGGTGTATTAGGAGGTGCCATAGGTTCTAGAATGGGAAGTCGAAGACGGCGATGATTTTATTTATTATTTATTATTTATTATTTTAACCTTTTGAACATTTAAAAGATTATTTAATTTATAAAATTGATTTAAAGTTATCCGTCATATTGTATAATATAATCATTTATGACGGATAAAAGAATAAAAAACGAACAATGGCCTGTAAAACAACTTATGTCTAAAATAGATAACAAAGATATAACTAAACCAAAATTTCAGAGGAAAAAAAAATGGGATACTCTTCCTAAAAAAAATATTTCACCAAATGATTATGCTTATATTAAATTCTTATATGATACTGAAAATAGTGTTCACGCTATTACTTTTGGACAAGAATCTAACTCTAAAGGTATATTTTATTCGAATATTGATGGTAATAATAGAATTAATGCTATTAAACATTTTATGGATAGACCGTTTGAAATATTTAGTGAATACTTGAGTGATTTATTCAAAATATTTGATGGTATAAATAGTGAAAATATTTTAAAAATTAAAGATATTTTCAAATCATTATCATATAAACAAATTATTAAAATGAAAACCCCTGCTAAATTTTTTAGACAAGAAAATAAATATCCATTATTTGAAGAAATTCGTGAAAAAGAAGAAGATATTGAACAAGAAGTAGAAAAAATACAAAAAAAATTAATGATTAATGAAAGTGATTGTTTTGATGATACAGTAAAAATTAATGTAAATCTATTTGAAGGATATAACACGGATGAATTATGTAAAACATTTGAAGATATAAATAAATATAATAGTAAATTGACTGAAACGGAATTATTAGCTTGCCGTTTACACAATATTTGTAATTTTACTATTAATGATAAACCATTTGAAACTGAATTAAATGAGTGTATAAAGGAATATTACAAAGATAAGTCTATAAAAGAAGTTTTAGATTGTTATGAGTTTGAAGAGGAAAATATTAATGCACATGATTTTATCGTTGGATTTCAAAATTTATGTAATCAAAAATACTATTTTATTGGTAAAACTGATGGAGATGGTCTATCATTGTTCTTTAAATTATGGAAAGCATTACATAACAGTTTTATTGATACATTTACCACAGAAAATATTAATGATTTTATTAAAAAAATCAATTATTCATGTGATATTTTAAAAGATACTATATCTAATATATTCACTGATAATATCAATAATAAATTGTTTAATAATTCATGTCAAGATAAATTAAAAACGTTGAAAAAAAATAATTTGTTTATAATTATGTCTTCTATAATAGGATATAAAAATAAAAATATAAACAACGATAAAATTGTAACAAGTTTAGAAAAATGTTTACTTTATCATTTCTTTGTAAGTGATATAAAATGTAAAATTAATAGAGATGAATATTATAATATAGATGAAATACACGGAATGACAGGAAAAAGCACAATAGACAAAACTGCAAAAAATTTATTATCCAATCCTGAAACTATTAGTAATAAATTAGATACAAATTTGTTTAATAAATTGCTAAATCAGTTATTTAGTGAAATGAATACACCTTATGAAAGAAAACTTCCAAATGGTAAAAATAAAAATGATAAACGCCGAAAATTAAAATTTTTTGAAAAGACACTTATGTTTTATTATTACAAAGGAAAAATACCAACTAATATGTTAGATAACGAATTTAGTATTGAACATATTATGCCGAATAGTTCTGAATGGGACGAGGAGTTAGATAAAGATAGAACTGGTAATTTGATACCTATAATATCAACAATTAATAGTCAAAGGCAGAATAAACATATAGATTTATATAAAAAAACAAAAGAAGGAACTAAATTTTGCGAATTTATAAAAGATATTATACCCAATGATGAAGAATACAATACTATTATTCAACATGATAGAAAACCAACAATAATAAATAATGAAAAATATAATGAAATGTGTCACGAAAATGAAAAAATATATCTAGTAAATTTTATTAATTCTTTATTTAAATAAAATTCGACATTTTAAATGTTCGAATGTGTAATATAAAAAATGTTTACACAATATAATATAAATAATGAAACAATATTAATTTATTCAAATACATTATTTTCTGTATGGTTAGGATTAATTCTATATCGTTTTTGTTTAAGTATTAAATTCATTTTTTCCTCATTATTTTTTTTATGTTTAACATTATTACTACTATTTTTTATTAATTCATATTCATTAACAATAACTATTTTACTTTCATATTTTTCAACTTTTTCAACTAATTCAAGTTGAATATATCCTATTGGCATTATTTTAGCGTATGGTAATCTTGGTTTTTTTCCTATACGTTTATATTTTACATATATATTTTCATCATCATCATCATCGTTATCGTCATCACCAGCATACAATTTAAAAGATGTATAATATAATTCGGGAATTTCAATTATTTTTTTAATAGATTTTCTAAAATCTTTCTTATCTTCTTTAGATATTATTTCGGCATTAACTAATTCGTTTGCTAGATCTTTTGGATTATCGGATTCAATATTATAATTAAAAATAATAACTTTTTGATCTCTAACATGTTCTTTATTTCTTAATATAATTTTAATTTTTAATATATTTGATAGGGACATTATAATAATTTAATATATTTTATTTTTTAAATCCAATTAAGAATCTATTATAATTTAATTCTTTATTTAAAGAATTAGATTAGGAAATCTAAAAATTAAATTATTCCAAAGATATAGATCTATAGATTTATGTAAAGTACAAATAAAAATTGAATATTTATTTTTATTTTTATTTTTTATTATTATTATGATTACTATTAAGGGTGAATATGGTATTGAGACTAATGTTAATTCATTTGATGAATTACTAACATTTATAGATTATGATTTTATATCTGAAATAAATTGTAGTAATAATAATTTAAGCAATTTACCAAAACTACCTGTATATCTTGTGACATTAGATTGTAGTAATAATAATTTAAATGAATTAGTTGAATTGCCACCTTTTTTACAGTCCTTGAATTGTTCTAATAATAAATTAAGTGTTCTACCTGAGCTTCCAAAAACTTTGGGATGGTTATATGCATCAGATAATAAATTAACAAAGTTGCCTATTCTACCATTACCATTAAGAATATTATATTGTTCTAATAATAAATTAAATATACTTCCTACTATTCCACGAAAAGTTAAATACCTTTATTGTATTAATAATAATTTAACTGATTTGCCAGATATGCCTGAAAATTTACATTATATATTATATGATAATAATCCTATTTACGAATTTATAGACACCTATTTTTATGGAAACAAAACATCCTATTTTAAATGGAAAACACAATTTAAAAAAATATATTCAGATAAATTGGCTAAATGGTTTTTAGAATGTAAATACAATCCTAAATATAAATATTGTAGAGATAGGGTTAATGCTGAATATGACGAATTAGTTATTAGTTAATTATTTAGTTATAAAATATTTTGTAAATTTACTTCAAATTAGTTATAAATAATTTCATGATATAAATCTTTATCACTATTTCTCCATTTATAATCTTCAAGTAATTTATTGATTATATGTTCTCTGTGTATTTTTTTTATATATAATTTATATTTATCATCATTTTTTACTAGAATAAGAGTATGAATAAATTTAATACTATATTCTTTTTCCAATTGATTATAAATTGGATGATTTGGTAATGGTAGCATCCCACAGGTAAAAATCATATCAGATTTATGTAAATTATTTATGATATTTTCTATTAAATAATTTATACAAATATCACTCCATTCATTTTCTTTAAATAACCAGTATTTACAATTATTCATTTCAATTTTATTGGATTTATTCATAAAAGTTGATTTACCAATACGTGAATTACCATATAATATATTTATATAAATCATAAATCATAAATTAATAAATATATAAAGTTTTTAAGTGTTATTTATAAAATGGGAAATAGTTGTATAAAACAAAATAATAAAATAAAACCTATTGTAATTATTGATAGCAGTATATTAAAATGGAAAAGTACAAGAAAAACTGTTTTTTATCATAGTTGGTCATCGTATGAGAAAGAAATAAATGTTGACTATTGTAATTATGGTACTATTACTCCTTCATTATATACATATCCTAAATATGGTGGAAGAATTAAACATAATAATAAGTTAACTACTTTTACACCAATACAAATAGAACAATTACTAATTATAGTATAGAAAGAATACAAATAATATTTATGAACCTATCCTTAAAATAAATACTCCATTTTTATATTCAAGTTCTTCCACAAAACATTGATTTGTAAGTTTTAATATATCTTTTTTGATTTTGAGATCATCAGCATAGATTTCGACTTCATTGGCTATTGTTTTTTTTTCTATTTTTGTTAGTTTGGAGTTATAAAAATTTTTTATTAAATCTATTAGTTTCTTAACATTAAATTCGTCAATAGTATATTCATAAATATCAGACATTATTCCATTAATACCATATGGAAATTGAATCTTAATTTTATTTGATTTTTTATTATCAATAATTTTTTTATAATCTTCTTCATCTAACATTATAATAGTATTTTTTTCATCAAATTTATAAAATTCGTCTGTTAATAAATTTCCATAGTTATATTATAATTAAAAATATTATTAAAAATTTAATTAAAAATCAATTTTATTAAAAACATTTTGTATATTATATGAAATCTAAAAGAAGAATTAAAAATAAAAAAAATAAAAAAATGTCTAATAATATTGAAAAAGAACTGAAAAAATTAACGAAACAATGGGTTACAAAATAAATCTAAAAAAAAGTCTATTAATTTATTTATAAAATCAATTAAAAAAAAATGTAAATTAATACATAGATAAATAGCGATCACCTCGATCACATAAGAAAGTTACTATAGTATCATTAGGATTTTCTTTAGAATATTTTTCTGCTCCTAAAATATTTGCTGCTGCAGAAACACCTACAAAATAACCATTTTTACATAAATCTTTAGCTTTTTCTATAGCGTCATCTGATTTTATCCTTATAATATCGTCTACTATATTCATATCAACTAAAAATTTACTACCATCACCTATACCTTGTATTTTATGTAATCCTGGTTTTCCACCAGACATAACTGGAGATTCATCGGGTTCAATAACAATAACTTTTAAATTTGGATTTAATTCCTTTAATTTTTTTGAAACACCCATAATAGTTCCACCTGTTCCAGTTCCACTAATTAATACATCAGGAATTATAATTGGTCTACGTTCATTTCTCATTTGATTTACAATTTCTGTTCCCGTGGTTTCATAGTGACAATCTATATTTAATTTATTATGAAATTGATTCACATTAAACCAATCATTTTTTTCTGCTAATTTATTCCTTAGTTTAATAGCTGACTTAAAATCGCCTGCACCGACTTCTATAAGTTCAGCGCCAAATAATTTTATATATTTTTTACGTTCACTGCTCATATCACATGGCATAATAATTTTACATGGATGACCTAATAATGATGAAATAAATGCTACAGATATTCCTGTATTTCCACTACTGGCTTCAACTATAGTTTGATTAGGTTTAAGTTTATTATTTTTAATAGCGTTTTTTATAATATAAAAAACTGGACGATCTTTAATTGAACCAGATGGATTATAGGCTTCAAATTTAGCATAAATATTTTTTTTATATTCTACTAAAGGAGTATTTCCAACTAACTTATATATAGATTCCATTGTAATATAAAATATAATTTAATTTATTTCTTAAATAATTTATATGGAAAACATTATTCATTATTCTGATATTTTAGCTATCCCATTTTTTATAGTATTGATAGTTTATATAGCCAGTAAACAAAATAAAACAATTATTGAATATATTCTTATGTGTTTTGCTATATGTGGATTATGTTGTGATATATTATTTAGTATTTATTTCTTATTTTATAAAAAAACAGAATGTAATATCTAATACTTATAATGTTCACTAAATTTTTTTTGTACTGATGATAATTGACTTTTCTTTATTTTATTTAGATTTGTTACCACCATTTTACCATTATTATCTGAATATCCTATTTTGGTAAATCCCAAAGTAGTCAATTTATTAATACACATTTTACAAGGCATAGAATTTCTATATTCATTATTCAGCTTTTCCGTTTTATAAGTAGGTGCTCGCACTACCCAAATAATATATTTTTTTAGATAGTTTTTATATTCATTTCTATTAGTTGTCTTCTTTCTAATATATCTATTTATTAACTGACTCGCTACTGCCATTTCCGCATGAACACTACTATGAATCTGCCCTAATGTGCTTGTTCTATTACTATGATTCATACCACTTACAATAATTTTAGATCCTTTTGTTATTACAGCGCCATGTTTAAAAGACATTTGTGATTGTAATGCTTGGACGTAAGCTAAAGAAGCAAACTTTTTTTTTCTACACATTTTATAATTATTTTATTTTTGATAAAAATTTATCAATTTTATTTATACTATGATTTTACTATAATCATTATAAGTGTTATTATAAAGATTATTAATAATACTATACATACACTATGAAACGCATATTTAGCGTATATTTCATATTTTAATTTTCTACTATTATATTGAAATTTAGCAGCGTTAACATCTAACATTTCTGAAATAGATTCCATATTATTTAGTTTTGATTTACGATCATTTAAATTAAGTAAATTTTTCTTTAGTGAATCTTTAGTTTCATCTATGCTATCAGACATTTTTTCAGTATCATAGTATGATTTTTTTTTAGGAAGATTCCATGAATTATCAAAATTAGGTGACCAAATATTATGATGATTTTCAGATGGTTCTTGTAAATCAATTGATCTAAATGTGCTACTTTCATTAATTCGTCTATTAATACTTTCATTAAATTTATTATCATTAGCATTAGAATTAGCATTAGCATTAGCATCATTTAAATTATTATCTTCTTCTATAGACATATATAATGAATCATCTTGATCATCAAATTTAGTATAATTACTATTAAATTTATCCATTAATATTAATATCTTAATATTCTTTAAACTTTTTAAGAAAAAAATAAACTTTTTAGGAAAAAACTTTTTTTAAAAAAGTTTTTTTTAAAATTGAATATAGTTATTTTTTATTTTCATAAATAATGAAAGTAGTTGATTATTATTTTTGTGAAGAGTATTTTAACTATGTTTCAAAAAGAGAACTTTGTTATTTTTCAGTCTATGGAAACTTTTTAGAAAACTTTTTAGATCAAAAAGAAAACTTTTTAGAAAAAAATTTAGATCAAAAAGATGAATCAGAAGAATCAGAAGAAGAAACTACTGATTCAGAAGAATCTGAAGATGAAGATTATAATTATTGGGATCAATTTAAAGTAGAACATCTTGATGATAAATTAGTAATTTGCAATGAATGTCAACTTGAATATAATTGGAATAGTGAAGGTAAATATAAATCATTAGATAAAATTTATACTAGTAAATGTGTTGTCTGTAAAGAAATAAATAAAACACTTGAATTTCAGACTTGTACACATAGGGTCTGTATAGATTGTTATAAGAGACATTATTATGGCTATAATGATGAACCACAACCTTTACATGTATTAGAATTAGATGGTTGTGAAGAATTGTATAGATGTCCTTTTAGTTATAAATTAAAGCCTGAATTTGAAGAGTATGTTGATTCGGTCATAAAGAGTATGGATTTATTACCCAATATTGAAAAATACAAGAAAGAGATTAAAAAAAGGCCATGGTGGATGAATAATGATAAGAATCTTAATTATGAATTTAAATATATAGAAAATGAGCTTTTAATTTCTAGAACTAAATATGAATGGGAAAAATGGATATAATCTAAAGACA